CTATAGCGAAAGCAGTTGCTTCTTTGTCTGGCTTAACAAATGAATTTAATAAGCAATTAAAAAACCAAGAAAGTCAATTAAAAGTCTTTAATGCAGTTAATGCTCAAATCCGTGCTCGGAAAAACCTTCTTAAAGAAATCGCTAAAGACGAGCAAGCCATTGCCAAGATTCAAAAGGTAACTCCTAAATATGCGAACAGGGCTGATTATCAAAACTATTTAGCCAGTTTAAATGCTAAAAAGAGAGAGCTTCTTGAAAGAACGGCTTATATTGACCGCTATTACAACGGTGACGCTTATCAGTCTGCTTTAAGAAACGTTAAAAGATTTAAAACAGCAAGAGACCCTGCTACAAAAGAAATCTCTTTTGTTAAAAACGATGTTGACAATGATCGGTTAAGAGAGCATGACGCCCTTCAGTCTGCCTTACTTATTCGCAACAAAAAAGAAGCAGTAAAACTTCAAAAGCAACAAACAGCCGAAGCACAGAGAACTGAACGTGCGGAACGAAATCGTCTTAAAACGCTTGAAAGACAAAATCGCTTAGTTGAAAGACAAATAGAAAAGACTGAGCGTCGTCGTCATTACCTTCAGCGAGATATTAGGGGCGGTCTTAGTGACGTTTTGATGTTTGGCGGTGGAGCTTTTCTCGGAGATAGACTCGTCCGAGGAACATTTGATAGTGTCGCAAAACTTCAAAAAATTGAATCTCAAGTTGATACTTGGAATCTCAATGAAAAAGATAGAGGTCAATTTGATCTAATCGCAGACAAACTGATGAAAGCAAGCTCTTTGCTTTCTCGTTCTGAAGCTCTGGACGCAACGCTTGCTGGTATGACCTCTATGGGTCACTTTGACCCTGATACCCTCAAGACGGTTCTTCCAGAAGCCGTTAAGTATGCACAGGGCAGTAAGTTGTTGGGTTATACCGACGATACGATCTCTAATGTCATTAAAAACTACTTCGGCGTGGTTGAAGCTCGACAGCAAACTCTTGACCCTGAAGCAATGCTGAAGACCTTCAAAACCCTTTGGCAGGTTGAAAACGTCACGGGCGGTAAGGTCACTGTTAAAGACTTCGAAACGATTCTGAGAAACCTTGGCCCAGGCGCTCCTTTGATGTCTGATGAAGGTCTGCTGAATCTTGTCGCTTTCGCTGAACAGATCAAGGTCGCTGGTCATGGTGGTGGCGGCGGAGCTGGCGCAGGTATCTCCACGGTCGGTAACTTGATTAAGATGTTGCAGTTAACCGCCTCTGGTAAGCCGACATCTATCAACGCCAAGAAAATGATGGCGGAGCTTTTCAACATCACGCCAGACGGCAAGATGGTTCGTCTTCTTGATACCGAAGGTAATCCTGATGAAACTTCAGGAGGAATCACCTTTGTTCAAGCAATGAGTCAATTTAAGAATATTGCACAGCAAACGATGCAAATTCTTAATGCCTCTGATAAAGAGATTGCTAAAGCTGGTTTCCAAGATAAACAGGGTATGTGGGATGACCCTGTTAAGACGATGGGCGCTATGCGTGGGGCATTCTTGCGTGGCACGTATCTTGATAAGAACGGCAATTTTGATGAAAAGAAAGCGCGCAGATTCTATCGCGACGATCAAATTGATACCGTTAATAAGCGACTTAAGAACGTTAATGTCTTAGACGAACAGAAAGCAATCACATCCTTGATTGCTCAGATGGGTTTTCAGCACCGTACCACAACGGCTATGGCAACCTTTATGAACCCGTTCTTCTTAAAGCGTTCGGGTTATACCATCGAGTCCGCAAAAAAGATGAAGAACCCAATGGAGTGGTTCGTTGAGCAGTACAGTAAGGGTAACTGGAATGTTGCAGTACAAGAATTTTCCGCCTCGATGGAACGCTTGGGGGAATCCGCAAGGCCGTTAGTTGCTGATTTTGCAGACATTACACGTTCGGTGGCGACTTTTATTAAGACGGTTGCAGAATTCAACGAAGAAAATCCGTTGCTTACAAGAATGAACGGACTTCTTATTACCGTTACCTCCCTTGCTCCCGCATTTGCTTTAGCAACAATGGGATTCAAGCGTCTTAACAGTGCAGTAGCAAGCTATAAAGAACTTCAAGAATTAAAGGCTTCTGGACAATTCAAATTGTTTGCCAAAGATGGCACTGAGTTAGGTACTACTTACGGTAAACAGCTTCCCGCTTATTCAAAAATTGACGGACTTTATTCACAGCCTTTGGCTAAGGAAGGTAATGCATTAAGCAATTTTGTATCTAAAACAAATACCAAACTTTCAGGATTGTATTTAAGTGTTACGAAGTTTGTAGGCAAGATTGGTGGAGCATTTTTGAGAATTATTCCGATGGCGGGAATGATAATGCTTGGCATTGATCTCGCTAAGATTGTTTATGATTGGTTTGCCGATATTGAAATTGTCGTTGACGGTCAGACCAAAAAGATCGGTGACATTATTGATGATTGGGTTGAGAGAATCAAGAAGAAACTTATCGAAGTCAAGATTCTTTCAACTGAAGAAGATAAGTTTATTGATTCTCCTGTTAAAGAAGCGCAGGCAAATAGAGATGCGATTCAGACAAGAATCAATGACCTAGAAGCAGTTAGACAAGCGTATAAGAACTCTCCCGAAGACCTCAAATCTGCTTTCACCGAAGACCCTGAAACTGAGAAGGCAATTAAGCTCAAAGAGGCTTTGAATCGTTTAGGAAGAAACAAAGAGACTTCAGGTTTTGTTGCTGATGTCGGTATGTCTCTTGTCAACCCAAGTTCTTCTGATATTTATAAAAAGTTTGGAGACGAAATTGTCTCGTTGACAGAAAAACTCAAAGGGCTGACTCGAAGTGCCGAAGAAGCTCAAGCTAAAGCGAATGATCAAAAAGCATTAAATGCTAAGTTCGACCCGATCTTTGACGATTACGTTAAGAAGAACAAAGAGGCTGTAGCGAAAATTAAAAGTATGGGGATTGACTCCACATACTTTAATACCAAAGATGACAAGAAGACCTATCACTACGATAACATTTTTGATTATCGTGGTTGGGTTGCCTCTCAAACTCCTGAAAAAGAAGAAGATAAGAAGAAACAGCGTGAGGAGCTTGCTAGAGTAGATGCGTTAATTGCCAGCGCGTATAAAGAAGAACAAGAAGCATTAGAAAAGTTGCTTCCTCAAATCAAAGACAACAATGATGCTCTTCTAAAGTTCTCCGACATCTTAGCTAGCCTCATTCCCGAACAGCTTAAAGTTCAGGGGCAAAGCAGCCTAATGGCGCAAAAATATGGTCAGGCTGTGTTTGCGCAGGACGTGCTTACAGGCTTTGCAAAAGACGGGAAGGGTTCTTTTGTTAAATCAACTCTAAACCTTACATTACCTGATAACAAGCATCTTGACACTCTTAAGAATGGTCAGCAAGGATTCAAAAACGACCCCGAGTTTCAAGCTAAAAAAGCAAAAGAAGGTAAGCCTCCTCTTGGCACAACGCCGACTTATTACGTTCCTCAGAACGTTAAGTTCTTGAACGCTCTGCAAGCGCAGATTGATGAAGGTAAGGCAAATACTCTGTCTTTACTTGCGGGACAAGGTAAGAAGGGTATGGATTATGCCCGAGCTTTTGTCTTGCAGAAACTTCTTAACGGCGGCCTTTCTAAGAGTAATAAAGACCCGCAAGATTCTCCTTACCTTATCAACAAAAAGAACGGGTTAACTGCTGAAAATGTTGATTGGAATAAGAAAGACCCTGTTACAGGGCTAACATTAACTCAGCTCGCCGAAAAGAAATATCTGGCAGAGCAATTTAAGTTAGCAGAAAATGCCGCTTCTAAATTTGCTCAAAGCACAGC